TCATAGTGCTTTAAGTATATTAGCGAACTTTTCAGCAGTTTCTTTCTTTTTCTCTTTAGCAAGATGACTGTACAAATTCATTGTGATCGAATAGTCTGCATGTCCTAATCTCATTTGAATTTCTTTAGGATTTACATCATTGTTCATTAGTAGGCTTGCGTGAGTGTGACGGAAACCATGAAAACCTATGTTAGGAACTTTTGCTTTTTTAAAGTGTCGAACTAAGTGCTGTCTTTCGAGTTCGTAAGTTCTCATTTTTTGATGATATGAGAAAACTAGAGAATCATGCAAAGATATAGCACCATAATTTTGGTGTTTTCTCCACTCTTTCAACATTGAAATTGTCTCGCTATCTACAGAAACTAAACGATTGCTTTCTTTTGTTTTTGCGCTGTCTTGTATCTCATTGCTATATTGTATGAGTGTCTTAGATACACTAACGGTATTATTGACAAAATCAATATCAGACCATGATAAGGCTAAAGCCTCACAGATACGCAAACCAGTAGCAAGTAAAAGCTTGTATAGAGTAGTGCTTTTTATATTTGCTGTGGTTGATTGTAACGAGTCAAGGTAATCCAAGAAGCGTTTAAGTTCATCATTATTAAAATACTTTATTTTTTTGACTGTTCTTGTTTTAAGTTTTGGAGAAAATACTTTTATAGCTGGATTGTCTGAGATAACACCTAATTGCATACCATAATCAAGAATGCGTTTGATGATATTGAGCAACAATTTATAATCTTTACTTTTTCCCTTTTCACGATTACCGTTAACTATTTCAGCAGTATTGGCATTTCTAGCCCAGTCATTAACAATATTTTGCAATAGTACAGTTGTAATTTTCTCAACTTTATAGTTTCCGAGTGCTGGCAAAATATAATTTTTTAAAAAATTACTATTGATTCTGATAGTGTTTGCTTTAACTGTCAATTTATAAGAATCAAACCAACTAGTGGCTAAGGCGTTAAAATTATCAAATGAAACTTTTTCTCTTGCAACAGTAGAGCCATTTTTGATAAACTTATTCATAGCTTGGTGAGCTTTATTCTCGCACGTTTTACGGTTCTTGGCTGTAACCGTGGTGCGTACTTGCTTACCTGTTAGGCTATCTACACCAAGATAGACATTTACTTTATAGACGGTTGTACCGTCTTTTTTTTGAACTTCTTTAATATTCATTTTTTCTCCTGTTCTATTGTCGGGCAAGACATGATTAAGGAGAAAGCGATAGTATTAAAGTTTTATTTATTCAAATTCCATATCATCGATACCGTCAGTAAAGTTTTCTAAAAACTCATACTCATTCATGAAGTTTATCCAGTAATCTACTTGCTCTTCGTGACTGTGAAAGCGAGGCTTGTTTTCTGCATTTTTAATTCCTTCTGCCACGTTTGTGAAAGCGCCGCTTATGTTCATATCCCACATCTTGTTAGCCTCTTTTTCAATGCGAGAATCAGGCCATTTAGCAGCTGGCTTTCTACTGGCGTTTTTATCTAGCAAGTAAACTGTAGCTTTTTCCAAAAACTTACCTTGGGCACGAGTGTTTTCTTCAACATATTTTCTAAATTCTGTGTAATCCATTTTTCACCCCTTACTATAAACAGTGGCTATGTAGTTGAGGTTGACCGATTATTTCATCAAACACCTCAACAACCAATCCATAATGATGTTTTTCTAACTCAAAATATTCAATAAATTTATCATAATCAATAACATCCGGTTCCCAATCGAACTGAGCAAGCCATTCATCGGCTCTATGTTCAATCATATAGCGGTCGGCTTCTCTTTCCTGCCTTCTGTCCCAACCAGAAGAACGACAATCAAGATGTCTATGTCCAAAGGAAACGTGCCCTATTTCGTGAAGTAATATATTCTGAGTTACCTTTTCACTATTGAATATATCAATAAAAATATAAGCTGTTCCTCTAATATTAAATTTCATTCCATCTTTAAGATGAGGGTAATCTGAAGGATTATAGTATTTTATTTTTAGTGCGAGTTCTGAAAGCAACTCCTTTATAACTGACATATATTTTACCCCCTGCCATGGTCTTCTTCCCATGTTTCACGGAGCAAATGTTTATAAAGTTCTTTTTCTCTATCTGTCAGAGGCACACCATCAAAAGCTACAGCTTCGTCTACGGCTTCTTGAAGCTCTTCGTCAGTAAGCGGAGAATTTATATCAAAAAGAGGAGTAACTTTTGGTTTTGGTTTAACAGCTCTTTTAGCCTTTTCTTGCTCTTTCAATTGAGAAGAAGCAGTATCAAGTACTATTTTTTGTCTTGGTTCTTCAAGTTGCATAGATATATCAGTTATTCGTTGGATAACATCCGGCAATTCTCCAGGTTCTTCCCAATCTTCAGAATGTCTAGGGTCAATATCCTCTCTAAGAACACCGAAGAAATCAGCTATTTTTTGAAGATTACCAGGATTAGGTAGGGATTTACCATTTATATATTCACTAATTGAGCTTTGAGATATACCTGTATTCTTTTGTAAGTCAACTGCTTTCTTATTTTTTATATCTAAATATTTTTTTATATTAGAAGAAACTATTGTTCGCATTGCTTCATCTTGCGGAGTTAATTTCCCACGTCCCATATGCTACTGTCCTCTTTCGTTAATTTATAAACATTATATCGGAATAAAACGAAATAATCAATAAAAAACATATAAAAATATCGGTTTTTTCCGTTTTTATAGTTGACATTGCTTTAAACCGATGTTATAATTAACTCATAAAGTCAAACAAGCGAACGAACAAAGCAGTTGCGAAGCTTCTGTGAATGTAGTTACACGTTGTATTCAACTCAGCGTAAGTAGTAAGTTTGGCAAATAAAAAGCCCCAGAGGGGCGGAGAGGTGATTGTTATGGTATGGATAGTAATTAGTTCAGTTATTATTTCATCAATTATTTCAACAGTGATTAGTTGGTTTATGCTATTCAAATATATAAAATTATCCACTGAACAACAATTGAAGTTGAGTTTAACTAAGATTAAATCTAATAATTCTACTCCAAGTAAAGAATAGATTTCAATTCTTTACCTAAACTAGACAATTTGTATGCTTTGTATTGTGGTTTAAATTCTATAGGATATTTTAGTGATTTATTTTCTACTATTAGATTTAGTGCCTTTTCATCATTTGTTAATAGAAATTTCTTAAGGCTTGGGAATATTCCATTCCACCGTTCAGAGTAATCTTGTTCTATAATCCCGTTATTTAAAAGAAATAAAAATGATTCTGGTGTATTTAGTTGATAAAAATCTTTTTGGGGAATGAATAAATTTTCGTAGAAATTTTCTTTATCAAAATCACGATAAGTAGCGGTATCAGGCTTTCCAGTTAATTGAAAATATTGTGGTTCCCAATAGTACCGATAAGTCCCTTCCGTTACAAAAAATGGATTATCACTTGTAAGTAAAACCTCAAAAAGAAGTTGATGTTCAAAGAAATAATTCATTAATTTTGCTTCATTAGGAGACATATCTTTAATCAAAGAAGAATAGAAAGGTTTGACTTCTTTTGTTTTGTCAATGCTAGAAACAATGAGAGAAGAATATAAATCTCTAAACTCTTCACTTGATAATTGATATATAGAATCCTCTAGTAGTTTTGTAAGTAAAGGAATGTTACTGAAATCAATATTTTCTTGGGGGATTAAATTGAACTTGTCGCGGGTAGCTTTGGCTAAAGCCTCATTTTCAATTTCTTTTACTATTCCATATTCTATTGGCTTCTGAAGCACATATGCAAAAGCACCTGCAATTCCTTGGGAAATAGGTGTTAAAATCGCTGAAGCATTTTTGATAATTGGGTCAAGATTCCCTGAAATATCAAGATTAATATCGTTCATAAAATCTCCATTCTATATTTTTAGTTTAGTCACTTACATTATATCACGGAGTTATGATATCGCTCACAGTGAGCAGGGAAGACTGGCGAACAGGTTCGATTCCTGAACTTCCCTTACTGCGTATGCAGAAAATTAATAAACAGAAAGGAGAAAGAAATGATTAAACATCATATTACTAAATATAGTGATAATAAAGGCAATCGTAAAGCCGTTTCTTGGACTCAAATAAATATTTTCGGTAAATGCTTTTGTTTAAACAAGCGTGAAATTAATATTTAAAAAGAGAGTCAATAGACTCCCTAGATTGATTACCCTTTTCTAAATTGGGTACGGTGGCAACTTGGACATGGTGGCAATGTATCTGTGTTTTGATCGAGAGTTACATTTTGCCCACAACTTGTGCAATAATATTCGCCTTTCCCTGGTTTTTCGCCTGTTGAGTGCATATCACACACCTCCTTCCTATGATATTTTAGGGCGAGCGCTATTAGAGGTAGCGCTTACTCTAAAGATATTATAGCACTGAGGTTAATAACAAAAACATTAAATTTAAACTACAAATTAAGAAAGGAGCCAGTATGGCAGAGAAAACACCACCAAAAATTACATTAAAAGCAGCACGAGTAAATGCTGGATTAACAGCTAAAGAAGTTGGAGAAATAGTCGGAAAAAACTATCAAACCATTCTGAAATATGAGCAAGACAGTTCTAATATCCCCCTAGATTTTGGAAAAGAATTGTCAAAAATTTATGACTATCCCTTTAATTATATTTTTTTAGGGAAAAACATCGGTTTAAAACGAACTGGACAGAATATTGCTAGTTAGAAAGGCAAAATATGAACGAATTACAAAATTTTACAAATGGGTTCTTCAATCTTGACGTTAAAGTCGAGGGAGAAGAAATTCTATTTAGTGCAGAACAAGTTGCGAAATCTTTAGGTTTCATAACAAAAACTAACGGAACCGAATACGTTAGATGGAACAGAGTTAACGAGTTTTTGCCACAAGTGGCAAAAGTTGAAAAAGGCTCATTTATCAGTGAACCTATGGTTTACAAACTTGCATTCAAAGCAAACAATGCTGTATCTGAAAAATTCACAGATTGGCTGGCTGTTGAAGTCCTTCCGACGATCCGCAAGCACGGAGCTTATATGACGGATGCGAAAGCACAAGATGTTATTTCTGGTAACGGTTTGGCTGATTTGCTACTCCAAGCAGGAAATCAGATTAAGCAACTTGAACTTGAAAAAAGCCAAATGAAACCAAAAGCGTTATTCGCTGATAGTGTTTCAGGTTCCGAAAACACGATTCTCATTCGAGATTTAGCTAAAATCCTCAAACAAAATGGAATTGATATCGGAGAGAAACGATTATTTACTTGGCTTAGAGATAACGGATACCTCGTTAAAAAAATTGGTAGCGATTATAACTCACCAACTCAACGTTCGATGAATTTAGGTATTTTAGAGTTTACCGAAAACACTCACGTTCATAATAGTGGAAAAATAACCGTAACCAAAACGCCCAAAGTAACAGGCAAAGGTCAAATCTATTTTGTAAACAAATTTTTACAAGATTTAGCTAGTTAGAAAGGAAAATATATGGGAGAACGATATGATCCAATGGCTGCGTATCTAGCCAATGGGGTTCTGGAAGAGTTTCGTAAGATGACGAATGAATGGCTGAAATTCCAAAAGGAGCTGTTCAAATATGAAAGTAAGACCGGAGAAATCAGGCAGGCTGATTTGTTGAAAGAATTCCACATGTCATCAGATACGCTGAAAAAGTGGAGAGAAAACGGATTACCTTCGATAAATCGAGGTGGTTCAGTCTTCTATCTCTTGGAAGATTTACATGATTTTTATTACTAAAATGTCGGGCAAGACATGATTAAGGAGGAATCGACTACCTCCACATACCAAGTTAATTTATTAAATGCGGTGCTCCGCTAGAAAGGCAGAAAATGCACTATATACCTAAATATTCAAGAGATAGACAAAATAAAAGACAGTCACAAAAATTTGTAACCGTCATTGATAAAGAGAAATTTGCTAAAAGTTTGAATGAAAACAAACTCATTGTTACTAATTTGCGAGCAGATACTTTAAAAAAAGTGAAGCTTATATGAAAAATAAGCTAGTTTCAGCAGTGTCTACAATTTTTCCATTTTTTCTTAAAGTCAAAGTTAAAGTAAAAAACTCTTTTTTATGTATGACTGGGACAGTTATGTCAAACGATAATCCTAGTACTGTTAAATTTCTTTGACCAGTTTCCATGGTGATTATTTCATCAGGGAAAGCTTGTTCTGGAATTAAATTTCGTTCCGTTTCATCTTTTAATAAAGTTACCTGAATGGAATAATTATCTGGCTCGCTATCTAATAGCAAATTTGAATTTACTTTAAAAACAGTATTCATAGTCGGTTCTTTTGGGTAATCATCTACAGTAAATATTGTAGATGGGATTCCATTATTAAGACTAGCATAGAAAAAATTAATTTTATTAACCATAATTTTTCCTCCTTTCCATAAAACTAAGCAAATACCGCAAATATCTGCTCACAGTAATTATAGCACTCGGAGGATTAAAACGCATACATAGAAAGGAAAACATCATGGACTTTGATTACGACCAGTTCCAAACGACTGACGGTAGAACAGTAACTATCATGCCGAAAGAAAAAATTTGGATGGTAACTCGTGGAAATTTCACACGTAAGTTACTTACTTTAAGTGCCTATTTGCACTACATGACAAAATAAAAAAGCCCTGCATGGCACGCAGAGCAAGTAGGAAATTCGCCAAAACTTCTACTTAAATTATACCACGAATGCCTAGAAATTTGAAATGGAGAATTTAAATGGACTTACAACTTATACCAGTAGATGGAGATGGACAAAGGGTTGACTTGAATCCATCAGCTATAAAAGATATGGACAATGTCACACTTACAGAATTCTTATCTCAGGCAAAGATTATAGCTGACCTTTATAAAAAAGGTGAAACTGAGGTTAAAAAGCGGCTTGATGAAGGCCAACAATTCAATCGTTTGAGTTATGGTAAAGCAGCACAACAAAAGGTTCTTACCATGACTAATAAACAAAAATATGACTTGGTTAAAGCTCATGGTTGGGATTGTGTAGAGCCAATTACTTTAACTAAACTCAAAAGCAAGTTTGGAGATGGAATAGAACAAGAGCTTGAGCAGTCCATTGTATATAAAGATAAGAAAGCACCTCTTAAATGGGATGCGTGAGGTAAATCATGGCAGATTATGAAGAACAAATGCTTGCCTTACAAAAACCTTTGCAACCAGACCGAGTAGTTTGGAGAGTTCAACAATCAGGATTTTCTAAACAAGGGAAACCTTGGGCTATGGTTCTTGCTTATATGGATAATCGGGCAGTTCAAGAACGTTTTGATGAAGTTTTTGGAATTGCCGGATGGAAGAACGAATTCAAAACAGCTCCAGATGGTGGAACATTATGTGGTATATCCGTTAAGTTTGGAGACGAATGGGTCACCAAATGGGATGGCGCAGAAAATACTCAGGTTGAAGCAGTTAAAGGTGGATTATCCGGCTCAATGAAAAGAGCTGCTGTCCAATGGGGGGTAGGTAGATATTTATATGACTTACCTACCAGTTTTGCTCAAACCTCACTTGAAAAGACTGATGGTTGGAACAAAGTTTTTGATAAAAAAGCAGGAAAGAACTTTTGGTGGAATAATCCACAGCTTCCAAGTTGGGCTTTACCTCATAATTCAAAGGTTAAAAATACAAAAGCTGACTTTACTGAAGAAGAGGTACCAACTCCACCTAAATTATATGTTGTTGGTAAAGATAAAAAAGAATTTGATGAGAAAAAGCTTCAAGCTGTAGTTAACAAAATGGCTATTATTGCCGGTAAAGACTATGGGGCAAGTATTGATGAACAAAATGATTGGCTAAAATTGCCACTTGATGAAGCCTACAATGATATCGAAAAATTCGTAGATACAAAAAAGGAAGAACAAAATGATTAATAATGTCACTCTAGTAGGGCGAATCACTAAAGAACCTGAACTTAGATATACACAACAAAATAAAGCAGTTGCTTCATTTACTCTTGCAGTTAATCGTCAATTTAAGAATTCCAATGGAGAAAGAGAAACTGACTTTATCAATTGTGTTATCTGGGGTAAATCAGCCGAAAACTTGGCCAATTGGACTCATAAAGGTCAATTAATTGGAGTTATTGGGAATATCCAAACTCGAAACTATGAGAACCAACAAGGGCAACGTGTTTATATTACGGAGGTTGTCGCAAGTAATTTCCAAGTACTAGAAAAAAGTAATCAAGCAAATGGTGAACGAGTTAGTAATCCAGCTGCAAAACCACAAAATAACGATTCTTTTGGAAGTGATCCAATAGAAATTTCAGATGATGACCTACCATTTTAATTAACAACCAGGTGCAGCGTGCGTAACAAATGCTTAAATTCGAGGGGATAGGCAATGCGCAACATCCCCCAGCCTTTAATTTTAAAAATAAAACTTGAAATAAATATAGAAGAAAGGAGTATTCGTGGCACAAAGAAGAATGTTTAGTAAAAAAATTGTCGAAACAGATTTCTTTATGGAAATGTCACCAACAGCAAAACTACTCTATTTTTATCTAAATATGAGTGCTGATGATGATGGTTTCGTTGGAAATCCTAAAACAATTAAATTAATTAGTGGAGCTACTGATGATGACTTGAAAATACTTATTGCTAAACAGTTTATCATCCCATTTGATAGTGGAGTTATTGTAATCAAAGACTGGAAGATTCACAATTACATCCAAAAGGACAGATACAATCAAACTCAATATTTAGATGAAAAAAAGCAACTTTTAGTTGAAGAAAACGGAACGTATACAAAATGTATACAAGATGTGTCCAGTTTGGATACACAGGTAAGGTTAGGTAAGAGTAAGGATAGGTTAGGTAAGAGTAATAATACTATGTCAGATAAATCTGACGATGTTATTCCATATTCTGAAATTATTTCTTACTTGAATGAAAAAACAGGGCGAAGTTTTAGAACTACTGAAGCTCACAAACGTTTTATCAAAGCGAGGTGGAACGAGAATTATAAACTAGATGACTTTAAGAGGGTCGTTGATAATAAAGTTGCTGACTGGACAGGCAAAACAATAAATGGTCAACCAGCAGAAAAATATTTACAGCCGTCAACTTTATTCGGAACGAAGTTTGATAATTACCTTAACCAGACACTAATGCGCCAAGAACAAGCACAGCCTTATGATGATCTTGGATTGCCATTTTAGGAGGAAGAAATGGAAAGTATCGGAGATGTTATTGGAAAATTTGTTGATATGAATAAATTTAATGCAATGACTGATAAAGTTATCGCTCGTCCAGAAATAGAAAAATTTATTTCGGATAATAAGATGACTAGCGATGAAGTTTCAAAAAGTTATTCTAAATTCTACGAATATCTTAAAGAGAAAAATAAATTTGATAATAACGAAAAAACAGCATTGAGTGGACATGAACCTTTTTTGATTATGAACTGTGGTTATGCCGATGTTGTCTATCGTGAGACTGAAGAAGTGATTAAACGTAGGAAAAAAGCTGAGTTTGTCAAAAGGCTTAATTGCAATAGCATTGTGAGAGATATGACAATAAAAAAAGCAAGTTTTGAAAATTTTAATGCAGTAACTGACGAAGAAAAGAGAGCTTTGTCGTTCGCAAAAGAAGTATCTGAATATTATTATACTGGTGGTGAGGGAAATACTGTAGTAAGCGGGCCAGCAGGAACAGGGAAAAGTCACCTAGCCATGAGCATCTTAAAAGATTGTTTGCAGCATACTGATTTAACCGTTATTTTTGCAAGTTGGTCAGAGGTTCTTCACTTAATCAAAGATAGTTTTGATAATAAAGACAGCTTTTATTCAACTGAATACTTCATGGAAGTTTTTAGAAATACTGACTTATTAGTTATTGATGATATTGGAAGTGAAAAAATAACAGAATGGTCCATGTCTTTACTGACAGAAGTTTTGGATGCAAGGACTAAGACTATTATTACCACTAATCTAAAAAGTGATGAAATAAGAAAAAAATATCATAACAGGACATATAGCCGTTTGTTCAGAGGTATTGGAAAAAAAGCATTCAATTTTGAAAATATTAAAGATAAGCGTGTTAGTCAGTTGCCATTCTAGGAGAAGCAATGAAAACAATAATCATTGAGCAGTGGGAAAACGAACATTACCCACTCGGAAGAATTAAAAAGCAGAAGCTAGCAGAGAAATCAGAGCATGAGATTATTTTTATCCTTAATCGTATGGCTCAGATGCCTGCAATTGCTAGATTTGGAGAAGCAAGTGAAGTTCCAACAAACTAAAAAGTCAAAATATGGAGCAAAGAAAACAACGGTTGATGGTATTGTGTTCGATAGCAAAGCTGAATCAATCTACTATTTGCAACATAAAAATGATGAGCGGATGACCATGCAAGAGAAGTTTGTTCTCATGGATAAATTCAGATTGAACGGAAAACTTTATAGAGAAATAGCTTATAAAGCGGATTTTGTTTTCAGAAATGAAAATAACGAAATACTCAAAGTTGTCGATGTAAAAGGAGTGCTTACAACCGAATTTAAAATTAAGGCAAAATTATTTGCTAACAGATACGGAATTCCAATAACAATTGCTAAGAAAGTAGCGAGAATGAATATGTTCGAGGAGAGCGAGATATGACATCATTCAGAATCATACCAACTGTTAAATTGTTTAACTTAGCTAAGAAAGCAAGATATGACGGTTATGGAAGTAATTCGGTTTATATCACAGTTCGGACTAAAGGAAGCCATAAACTGGTTGAAATTTATCGAGATATTAAATCTGTTTTCAATAACGGAAAAGATATGACTTGGAATCAACTGTTTAATTTTATGGATAAGCAACTGACAGAATCATTAGTTGTATTTGAATAGCTCTAATTCATGAAAATTACGATTACATTTAGCGCTTAAACCATTTCATGGATAATTTATCACGAACTAGGAAAAAGCGCTTAGAAGCTAAAATATGAGGTGTTAGTATGACAACGCAAAAAGAAAAAAATGTCCTAGATTTTAAAGACAAGGATATCTTGAAGAATCATAAAGTTGCTGACAAAGACGACGAATGGTTTCACGAACAATGGAAAAATAAACTAAGTGGATTGAAAGAGGCAGGAGATGGCAAGGTTAGAAAAAATTTATGATGTATATTTCAATGGGATAAAAATGGGAACTGGTACAAAAAAAGAGCTTTCGAAAATGCTTCTTGTTTCACCTCATTCAGTCGCTGGATGGGTAAAAAATGGTATGGCTAATTCTCCAAAAAATAACGCAGTCAAAGTCGCCATTGTAAATGAAAAAGCGATGATGGATAAATATCCCGGTTGGAAGCCTTATGGTGGTTCAAAGTCTAAGATTTCTGATGAAATAACCGATCGTGACCGTAGAAAGCACGAAACAAAAGAAGAACGTAGATTGCGAAGAAATATCAGAGCGCAAATGGCAATCGAAAACTCAAGAAAAGAAGAATTAGGATTATAGGAGCAGCTAGATGAAAACAAGAGCTGAGTTATTCAAGGAAGCTGACGAAAAATACGGAATAAGAACAACTGCAAATTTTCATTGCGATCCAAACGAAGAATTAACGGACGAAGAATATCAAAAGCAGCTTGATTTTTATAAAAAAATGTCTGAAATTAATTGGGATGATTTTGAAGATGATGAAAGTGACGATTTTTAAATGATAGGAGCAGCTAGATGAAACTAAACGAGTTTGAAGCATATGCTTATGAGGTTATTTATCCTGATTGTGACGGTGAGTTATTTTTTACGCTATATCTTGCGAAAGAAAGAGCAGCCGAAGTTGGAGGCGATATTAGAAAACTTCATACGCCAGAGCAAATGCAAGAGCACGCAAAAGCAAAAGTAAAAGAACTACTTTTTGAGCAACTTTGGAATGATAGATTTTATGCCAATTCAAAAATTTTCTTTGATAAAGAAGTAGAAAAAATATGCAACAGTATTTTCGAGGAGGACACGAAAAATGACTAAGTTTGAAACAGCGAACGAATTAATATCTTTTGTTAAGGAAAAAGAGTTGAAACGTGGTTTCTATCAAAAAGGGAAAAGAATCCAATGGTTAGTTGGGTTTGATATGTTGGGATTTATGCAAGTTACAACTCCAGCACAGGTCAGAAAGTCACGGAGCGGTTTTAATTGCAGTGTGACTAATTGGAATGTTTTGCTAGAAGAAAATTCTTCAAAACTTGATTGGTTTCTGTCGGCAAAATATATCGGAACAGAATTGGAGATTAAAAATGACTAAGTTTGAAGAAGAATTTAAAGCATTAACTAGTTGGGACTGGATAAATATCGATTTAATTCAGCAGATATTAACAAGATTCGGTAACTGGCACTCAGACGAAGAGTTTCAGGAGTTATTTGATAAATATAGTAACCTCAATAATAACTATGAAAAAGAAGTAATCAGAAGTTCTAAACTTGAATCGCAAATCGTCAATTTAAAATCCCAACTCCAACAGCAAGCCCTGCCAGTCGTGCCCGAAGATGTTGCAAAGTGGATTGAATGTGTAAAAGGGAAAAATAATAATGCGTTGGCTTTACTAGATGATGATAATATGCCAGACGATGTGAATGAGTGGCTTTTCTTTCAAAGAAATGATGACAATATCAACTTGATTCTTCGTGCATGGCTAGATGGTTTCACAGTCGAAAAACCGCAGCTGTTCTATTTGAGAGATGAGTTAACTGGACAATTCCTTGCAAAGGATAATCAGTTTAAAGACAAGGATAGATACTTCTTTTGGACAGGAGCAGACCCACTTACGCATTCTGTTGGCACTGCATGGAAATTAACCTTTACCCAAGCAGAAATCGCCAGCATGCAAACTGGGAGCTACGAACAGATTGAGGCAGTTAAATGAATGAGAAAAAATATTATGTGAAATTGAAATCTCCTAATAATCATAAAGGAATTTGGTGGTGTGGAGATAGAAGTGAGTGGCAATCGTATAGTGATGACCCTGTATATGGAGAAGAGTTGGATGATTGGGGAGGGAGAGAAGTAATCGGCTGGAAAGTTTCTGAATTTATACCATCTTTCACAAAGTCAGAGCTTGCTGAAATCATGGGTGGTACTTTGTATAAAGGTCATGAACCGAATATGGATTGCATAAATTTAGGATGCCAAGAATGGATTAACCCACTCATTGAGCTTGTGACTGTAGAGGACGGAGAATGTTCGCAATAATTTGTGATAAATGTGATATAGCAATGAAGTGGTTTGACTGCGAGATAGAGCCTTGCGGATGTTGCGGCACTGATTATTATAAGTGTCCTCAATGTGGGGCAGTAAAAACAAAAAATTATTGAGGTGGTTAAATGACTGAAATTACAGGAAAAAGTTTGCATGAAATATACAAAGAAGATGCTAGAAAATATAAAGAGTCAATTAAGTTAACTGGTAATTTTGATAAAAGAGAAGCTCTGAAAGTCACAATTCCTATGGAAGAATTTGACAAGCTTGAAAAGCTGGCACTTTCAGCTCACACTGACAAGCTTTCGGTTGAAAAACTACAAGAACAGCTTAACACTGCGAAAATAGCACTGACAGAATCAGAAAAAATGTATCAAAAGCAGATGGATAGATTTCTTAATAGTGAAATGAATGAATCGGCACGTTCACATTGTGAAAGTCAGTTGAAGTTGTTAAAACCAGCTCATAAGGCTTATCAAGCACTCGCAGCGATTGGAGGGGATGATGAGTAAATGTCCAAATTGTAACCGTGATTTTGATGATGAAGTTATAAAAGGTTGGGGCAGCAATTTATGTGAGGATTGTTGTGAAAAACTTTTAGGAAATGAAGGGAGCGGCGATGAGTGAATTAGAAAAAGCAAAACAAGAAGTAGAACAAGTTTGCTTTGCTTATGATAAAGCTGGCGATACAGGCGATATAAAAGACTGGAAAGAATACTATGATTTAGAGAATAAATTAATAGATAAAGTTAAAATTTCCAACCAACCACAGCTCACGATTCCGAAAAGCATTGCGGATGAGTTGGACAAATATGATTTTGAACTTACTAGTAAGGGTCTTATGTACAGAAATATGGGTGGTACATTGTTAGAGTTTTCCAGAGTAACATATGATGAAATACCACAGTTAATTGTTCAAACTATTGCTGGTAATTATCGAATAGTATTCGCCTACCTCGCAGGCAAAGCCCTCGGAGTTGATTTAGTGAAAGTGGGGGAGGGATTGAATGAATAGGGAGTTAATGTTCAGTAGCAAAACTGATTTGTGGTCCACTCCTTGGAACTTCTTTGAAAAACTCAATGATGAATTCCATTTTACTTTAGACCCTTGCTCAACTCATGAAAATGCAAAGTGTTATAAGCATTTCACGATTAAAGAAGATGGACTATTGCAAGATTGGGGCAATGAAGTAGTCTTTTGCAATCCACCTTACGGAAGGAAGATTAAAGATTGGGTTAAAAAAGCCTACGAGGAATCACAAAAAGATAATACAACCGTTGTAATGCTTATTCCTGCTCGTACTGATACGATTTACTTTCATGAGTATGTCTATCACAAGGCAGAAGTAAGATTTATCAAAGGTAGGCTAAAGTTTGGAGATGCTAAGAATGCAGCACCATTTCCTAGCATGGTCGTGATATTTAGAAAGGACAACCAATGAAACTAATGTGTAAGCTGTTCGGGCATAAGTGGGCTGAACGAAGATATATTGAAGGACCATTTGTTAATGGGTGTAAAGCACTACCATATAAACGATGTTTGAGGTGTAATGAGTTTACATGGGATTTCAACCGCTCAGACCTTGACGAGTCAGAGAACGTGTTCGGGGAGGAATGAAAAAACTACCACCATATTGGTAGTAGTTGTATGTCATTTTAGACTAAGTTTTCCAAATGTTTAACTGCGTCTTCAATGGTATTTCCATAACCATAGATTCCTGAGTTATCAGCAAGGTTTGCTCTAAAAATATCATTTGAAGTATCAAGAGTTACTGTATATTGGAAAAATTTATTTTTGTTAGTGAATGTCATAATTGCATTCTCCTTTCTTAAAAATACGAAAGGCATAGCGAAATTCTATACTGCCAAGTATAGCACGAATAACTTTAAAATGCAAAAAAGCCCAAGTTGACCAAGCTTGAGAGAATGTAAAGTTTTAAAGAACTTCGTTTATTTTTCGGTCAAATTCATTTTAACACAAAAAACCCGAACTGACCGAGTTCGAGTTATATGTTCTAGGTTTAAATTTTATTATTAAAATTTAGGTCTACTACATTATACCATAAGAAAAATAAATAATAATAAAAAAGCTCGAGTTGACCAAGTTCGAGCGAAATACTGAACAATATTGCGAATTTTTTTGGTCTTAAATATTATAGCACATATAACTATAATTCATACCAAAATAAAAATACCCGAACTGACCAAGTTCGAGCGCAAGAGTTAGTAAACAACTTAGTTCTATTATTATTATTATATTATGTTTAATATTTTGGTCAGTTATATTATATCACATACTGAGCTAGGAACTCGCTAAACTCAACTGGAGGGAAAAGATGAAAGACAATAAACAAGTATCATTAATTCAAAGAACACTGCTAGAAGTTGCACAATTTAAAAAACATAATCTAAATGAATTTTTGATAGGGAAAACGGACTGGTGGTATTCTCCTATCAATGATATTGTAATGGCTATGACTAACGGAGAAAAACCTGATCCTTTTAAATATGCTGAAGTAGAAACAAACGATTGGCTATGGGTTATGTCAACAATAGATGGAGATATTGTATTGGAGGGAAAAGGTGGAATAGGAATCGAGGTTAAGTGATAACAAAGAAAGCCCACGGCAATGGGCTTTCCAAACGATTTATTCTAACACTATTATAACATAACAGGAGTTAGAATATGACACAAGAACTGACGAAAGCACAATGGCATGATGTCCGAATGGCATTAAGAATTATTATCCGAAATAAAAAGAATGCCAATCAATCTCAGCTTATCAATGAGGCGCTAGACAATATCAAAGATGAAGATGACCGTAAGATATTCAAACGTTATTACATTGATGGTTGGGGCATCATTAAGATCACGATGAACATGTATTACTCAAAGACTGCAGTCATTGCGAGGAATAATAAAGCAACGCAACAGTTTGCTGAAAAATATGACGGTGGTCATTTACTTAAGATGTTTCATGAATAATATAAAGAACGCTACTTTTTCGTAGCGTTTTTGTTTTACGATTGAATCATGATAGATGTGAGTACACCAAGAGCTAGAGATAAGTTCTACCATTCAGGTGACTGGAGAAGAGTACGTGAGCAAGTTCTTAAGCGTGACAATAAAGAATGCCAGTGGTGCAAAGCAGAAGGTAGAGTAACAACAGCTAAGACTGCAACGCTAGAGATAGATCATATTAAAGAACTACAGTACTATCCAGAGCTGGCCTTAGAGCCTAGTAACCTTCGCACCTTGTGCCATGACTGCCACAACATCAGACACAACAGACACAAGGACAAACAGTTTGATGATGAAACATTTGAATTCTGAAATTATTGTTCGGAAATTACGAAAAATTTTCATGAAAGTACCCCCGGGTCTAAAAAAATCGGGTCTAATTCCAAATTTACCCTACACCGGTTGGGGTCTTTTAACCAAAAAAAAGGCCATTTTTTAAGAAAGGAGCTGAAAATGGTAAATAACCAATTGAAGAAAGTCTTAGATGATAAAAAATTGAGTTTTTCAGACCTAAAAAGATTACTTGAAGAAAAAGAAATAAAAATAAATAACAGCCAGCTTTCTTTATATTCTAGCGGAAAGAGAAATCCGAAGAATAAAAAAATATGGATAGAAATTGCTGAAGTTTTACAGGTTGATTTACAAGAAATTATAACAGATATTAATTCCTATTTGGCAGTTATGAGTGAAATATCTGAAAACAGCACTGAAAAAAATGGCAAAACTGAAAAAGAAAAAATTAATGACTCCCTTTATCAAGAATTACTCTCCCTTGTTGACGAAAGTATGCCCTCAGAAATAGAAAAGGTCCAGAGATATTGTGGACTAGCTGCCACTTTTGAAAAATTAGGAGAGGATATTATTGAAGAAGGTGCAGTTGTCATTGTTCCTTCTGGGGACTCTGTAGTGAAAAAAACAAATCCAGCAATTGCAGAACAAGTAAGAGTAAATGCTGCCTTAATTAAGTTAGATGAGTTTTTTGAAGAAAAACGAGCATCAAAACCTAAAAATGGCGGTGGAAAAGATTGGAGTAAATTTACGAAGTGATCGATTACGTTCAAAAGTACATTGACGGTTATTATGCGGGCATGGTCAAATTCAACTATGAACGAAAATTACTTGTTGATTATATTAAACGTGAGGTAGTGCCTCGTCTCGAATCAGGCGAGGTATTTTTTGACGTTGAACAAATCGAGAATTGCATTGGATATACTGAAAAGTATTTCTTTGAATTGGAAGATTTCCAAAAATTCATTATCAGTTTTGTTTTCTTATATTTTTCAGAAAATCATCGGAATGTTTATCGAAAAATATTAATCATGATTGCTAGGGGGAATGGTAAAAATGGATTACTTTCTGCAATAGGAAGTTATCTAACAACCCCTATGCATGGAATCCCTAATTATAATATTTCAATTGTGGCCAACAGCGAGGACCAAGCTAAAACAAGTTTTGATGAAGTTCACGACACAATCGAAAGCCATGAAGAATTAGAAGAACTATTTGGTAAGCCACGTAAATCCGAAATAAAGAATTTACAAACAAAATCGCTCTTTAAATTCAGAACTTCAAATGGAAATACTAAGGATGGACTTCGAGATGGGGCAGTTATTTTTGATGAAATCCACCAATATGAAAGCAATAAAGATGTAAAAGTACATATCTCTGGGCTAGGTAAGCGACCTAATCCACGTGAATTTTATATAGGAACTGATGGTTATGTGCGTGATGGCTTTATTGACCAGATGAAAGATATGGCACTTAAAGTTCTTAAGGGTGAAGCCAAATGGAATGCTATTTTCCCGTTTATTTGTAAGTTGGATAAGGCAGAACAGGTTGATGACCCTACCCTTTGGGAATTATCAAGTCCTATGTTTTCACTTCCAATGACAGAGTATGCGCAAGGACTTTTTGAAACAGTTCTGGAAGAATATGAGGACTTAGAATTAAATCCTAGCGGACGAGATGAATTCATGACTAAGCGCCAAAATTTCCCAGTGACTGACATTGAAAGAAGTGTGGCAACTTATGAAGAATTGAAAGCAACCAAAAAAGAATTTCCAGAATTAAGAAATCTACCTGCGGTTGGAGGATTTGACTTTGCCTCTACTCGTGACTTTATTGCAGTTGGTGCTTTGTTTAAGATTGATGGAAATTATGTTTTTAAATGTCATTCCTTTGTTCGTAAAGAATTTGTGGATAGGGTTTATAGTTATTCTAAACCAAACGAAAATGTTAACGGAAAGCGGAGATTTGCTCCAATTAGACAATGGGAAGATGAAGGATTACTTACCGTCTTAGATGAACCGTCCATGGATCCACAACATGTTGTCGATTGGTTCGTTCGGATGCGTGATGAAGAAGGCTATGATTTCCAAACAATAAGTGGAGATGGTTATAAAATGAAAGGTTTCCTCCAACCATTATTTGAAGAATCTGGGTTTGAGGTCTCTTGGAATGGTAAATTTGAAGCTCCTCTTGGCTATCGTGTGGAAGTTATTCGCAACTTTAGAGCTATTGATGCTCAATTATCAACGGTAATTGAGGATAGTTTCGCTAATCAAAAAATTAATTTTGGAGATAATGATATGATGCGGTGGTACACAAATAATGTACTTAGACATTTGAAAAAAGATGGAAATGTGGAATATATCAAAAAAGAAGATGTCAGAAGAAAAACAGATGGATTTAAAGCTTTTGAAGCAGCAATGTTTAAGGCTGATTTACTAAATGAAGTAGATTCTACAGATTTTTATGATAATTTGGGTTGGTTCATGGCATAATCAATACTTTTTTTGAGTTAAAATGATAGAAATTGTTTTATAATAGTAGAGTAATTTATAATTTGAAGGGAAAAATATGGATCAGTTAATACAGTCGATAATAACACTTGGAGGATTTGGATATTTAAATTTTCTCATATACTCCAGGATAGATAATCCTGATTTTGGTTCAGAGTCAGATAAAAAATTCATGATACTGCTTTACTCATCAATGAATTATGGGATATACTTGATTGTATCCGGTATATTTAGTAGTTTAAAACTAAGTAATTTATTTGTCCTTGAAATAATAATTACTATAATATTTTCTGTCTTAATAACTTTAATGTTCCCAATATTTTCTAGAGTGTCTTTGAGAGCTACTAATTTCATCAGAGGGTTATATAAGTTACCCAGGATAGAAAATGTAAAAGTATCGGATATATTTTTTGAAAAACCTGCTACATTTCCAATGTATATTTTTTCTATTCCTGATAGTATTCTTATAAACAAAGGATATAGAGGATATAAAAGTGGAATAAATGATGACTTTTCTGTTATCAATTTTGGTTTTTTTGGTAATGAACCATTTTGTAGAATTGACAAAGAGTGTGATTTATTGGATTATTTAGAAAAAGAAAAAATCGAGGTTGATATTTATATCAACTTCGATAAAAAAATAAAAATCATTTCTTTTCAGGTTTTGGCTGAGGAGGAGCAGAAGTTCTCTGCGGACGGGGAACGCTAGAAGTACCTAAACCATGGCGGATTACTGTGTTATCGTCCACTGGTGTTTTAGGGATAGAGTTTTTGTCACTCATACTTAATATCCTTTCCTTTAATATTCGAATAAAACATCTATAAATAATTATTCATAAATATTATAACATGTAGATAATAAGAAGCGTAATAATTATTAAAGCAAAAAAGAAAATGCTGTCAGAAATGACGGCTTTTTCTTTATGAAACGCTACTTTTTCGCTCTACTTTTCTATTAAACTTAAGATAAAAGAGACGGAAAGGAGAGAATGTGGGACTATTTTCAAATATTTGGGCGTCGGTCAAAACCAAAAATATTGATACTAATATTTCTGGCTATACTGCATTATTTAATGCACAGACTACCCTAGGAATGAAAAATGCTGCTTTAGAATCTTGTGTGACTTACTTAGCACGGTTAATTTCTAAAGGGAAATTTGTATTCAAAAATGAGAGTTCTATTACAGATTCGGAGTTTAACTACGCTTTGAATGTGAAACCTAATCCAAATCAAACGGCTAGTGAATTTAAAGTGGCAATGGTTAAAAAGCTGCTCAATGGCGAATTGTTGGTTATTAGGGATAATGATAAGTTCTTTATTGCAGATAATTTCGTGACAAACTACTCTTTAGATGGAAATACCTTTTCTGGTGTAACAATTAATTTCTCAAGTAGTAATGTCGCAAATGCTCCGAATTCTGGTCCATATGCTCAAAAGTATTTTGATAGAGTATTCACTCAAGGAGTTGACTGTTTTCACTTAGAAAATGACAATATTGGGATAAAAAAATATGTCGATAGCTTATGGGGAGATTATGGGAAACTTTTTGGAATATTAATAGCTAATCAACTTCGTGTTGGTCAACTAAGGGCAAAAATAAGTATTCCAGTTAATTCTGATCTTGATAACAAGGAAAAGATAAAAGTTCAGCAACAATATGCGACTACTCTTTTCGATAAACTTTTGAATGATCCAGTTGTCTTGCTTCCAGAAGATGGAAAGTCAAAGTCTGCTTATGATGAAATCTCTTCTCAAAAATCAGCAACACTCCAAAATCAAATCACAGATTTTGGGGCATTAAAGAAGATATTTATTGGCGAAGTAGCTGGATTGTTAGGAATTCCACCAGCCTTAGTTCTTGGAGAGACTGCAAATAATTCCGAGAATTTAGATTTGGCGATTGAATCTGCCGCAATACCTATTGGTAATAAATTAGCTGAGGGATTTGCCAGTCTGTTAATTAAACAATCGGGGTTTCAAGTTGGTAATACTATTCAAATTACAGGCTATAAAACAATTAATATCCTAGACCGTGCAGATGCAATTGATAAAGTTGGTTCAAGTGGTGTAGTTAAAGTAAATGAAGTCCGTGAGGCTTCTAATTTACCTCCAATTCCTGATGGAGATAGATTCATTATGACAAAAAATTATCAAAAGGAAGGAGTACCTAGTGAAAACTCTTAATTTACACGGACCTGTTATTGACTCAGATGACTCTTGGTTTTATGATCTTCTAGAAATAGAAAATATTAACGCTAAGTCAGTTGAAGAATTTTTAGATGAAGCGAACGGTGAAGATATCAAACTATCAATTGATTCAGGCGGGGGTTCGGTACGTACAGGAAGTTCAATCTATACTTTATTGATGAACTACCAAGGAAAAATTACTGCAGAGGTAACAGGGCTTTGCGCATCTATTGCTAGTGTCATTATGTTGGCCGCTGAACACATTGCAGTATCTCCGGCAGCGACTATTGTTATTCATAATGTTTGGTCAGTTAATCAAGGCGATTATCGCGATATGGCTAAACAATCTGATGTATTGAAAGAAATGAGTTCTAGCATTGCTAAAATGTACGCTAAAAGAATGGGATGTACATTGGAAGAAGCGCAAGCAGCAATGGATGAAGAAACTTATTATTCTGCAGATCAGGCAGTAGAGGCAGGAATTGCAGATGAAAAATCATTCGAAGTAGTAAAAACACCCCTTCAAATGATGGCATCAATGGACCAGGCTTTCTCCAGCGATAAAATTGCCAAGCTCAAAAACTTTATGAAGGCTCAAATTAAAAATGAAACTAATAATTCGCAAGAATTCAAGTTGGATTCAGAACAATATCAAGGAATAACAGATCGTTTAGATCAACTTATTTCTTTTGAAAGTGAAGAACCAAATGAAGAACCAGTAGCAAAAAAATCTAATAACTCGGCAGACAAGCCACTTAAAAATCAAAAATTTAAACCACTTTTCCTAGGAGGAATTAAATAATGGACTACACAAAATTACCTAATTACGAAGCAGCTGTAGGAAAATATACAGATGCAGTTGCTAACGGAGCCGATGAAAAAGAACAACAAAAATTATTTGCACAGTCTATGGAAGTCATGGGTACTGAAATTGTTGAAAAACTTGCTGATCAAACAAACGAAAAAATTAACTCTCTAATGTCATCTCGTTCTGCTGAAGTAATGTCAGCAGAAGAAACAAAATTCTTTAACGAAATTACTTCTGGTGTTGGAAATGTAGAGAAAACCTTGCCTCTTGAAATTATCAATCAAGTTTTTGACGAATTGACTTATGCTCATCCGTTGCTTGATATTATCAATTTCCAAGATATGGGGCTTCGTACTAAAGCGATTACCTCTGATGGTATCTATAATGGTGGAACAGCAGTATGGGGGACATTTGCTGGTGATATTCAAGGTCAATTAAATCAAAACTTTGGAGAACACGATTTTTCTCAAAATAAACTTACAGCATTTACTGTTATTCCTAAAGATGCCCTTGATTATAGCTATGATTGGTTGAAAACCTTTATCATCTTACAATTGTCAGAATCTATTGCAGTTGCTCTTGAAGCGGCTTTGGTTAATGGTGATGGCAATAACAAACCCGTTGGTTTGATTAAAGATGCTACCGTTGTCAATGGGACTACTACATATGGAGATAAAACAGTATCTGCCGACCTTTCGCCACTTGCTGCTTTAGAAAACTCTCAAGACGTTTCACGACAAGCTGCTAAAATTCTAGCACCTATTATGAAAAAAATGTCAGTTAGTGAAAAAGGAATTCCACTAAATATTGCTGGACAAGCAAAAATTTTGGTTAATCCTCAAGATTATTACAATTTCACTGCGATGTTCTTATATTTGAATGCTAATGGAGTATGGGTTGATATCTTACCTTTCAATATTGCTGTGGTTCAATCAATGGCAGTTCCTGTTGGTAAAGGGATTGTATTTGTTGCAAATCGATATAATGCTTATCGTGGAAAAATGACAATGCAAGAATTTGACCAAACGTTTGCTCTTGAAGATCTTCAACTTTATACTACCAAATCATTCTATTGGGGCAAACCAAAAGATAATAATGCTTCAGCCCTTGTTACAATTGCGGCCGTACCTGCTGGGTAAGGAGTAGTCAATGAAATTAAAAGTAAAAGCTGTCTTTGATGATTTAAAAGAAAATGTTAGACGTGAAGTTGATGAAGTTTTTGAGGCTTCCGTAGCAAGATTCAAGGAGCTTGAAAAAAAGCTCCCTGGTTTTGTTGAAAAAGTGGAGGAAAAAGAAGATAAATAATAGGAGTTAAATATGAGTACTGCAGAAACTTGGGCCAATGATAACCTTAATTCATTCAAACAAAGAATGAGAATCAGTACTAATGATTCTGACGAACTTGCTAACTTAACAGATATGCTCATAGCCTCTTATACCTCAATTCTTAGATTAGTTGGAGTGCCTGATGCAAGTGATCCAGAAGTTAAGGAATTAATTTTTGAGCGTTCACGTTATACTTACAATGATGCTTTAGATGAATTTAAGGAGAATTATAAGCAAAATATCCGTGATGTATTTTTGGCCAATCAATCTTCTGTTGATGAGGTAATAACATGATTAAATCTCAGAAAATGCTTAAGTCGTCTAATCGTACCAATAACGGAACAATGCGAACGCAAGTTACATTTCAAGGAGTAGGACTTGATACGTCATTTGACGGGAGAGGTGGTGATCCTATTGTTCTTTTTAAAACCTACGCAGATGTTTATTCCCCTAGTAATAAAGATTTAATGATATTGGGAAATCAAAACGTTAAGAATGGTGCGACGCTTAAAATTCGTGATCCAATGACTGGTTATCAACCTAAAAACGATGACAAAGTGATTATTGATGATTCGAGATATGCAAATAAAGTATGGAATATCATCGATATTCAGCCAGATTTTCATGATCGTACTTTCTTAAAAATAATACTTGGAGGTACAAATCTTAATGAGTAGTTCAATGACAATCAAAGGCTTTGAAGAAATTGAAGCAAAACTAAGAGAAAAGTTTAGTGAAACTCGTGTAAGAACAATTGAAGGTAAAGCTCTTGGAAAAGCAGCAGATGAGGCTGTTGTTGATTTGAAAAGTACTCTTCAAGGATTCGCTGATAGTGGAGATACAGTAGCTGGTGTTGTTCGAGGAAATGTTTCTAGAACATCAGGATTCCCCGTCATAAAGATAGGTAACAACGGTAAGCATTGGAGACTTGTCCATCTTGAAAATAATGGTTTTGTCAGAAATGGTAAATCATATCGTTATAAAAGTTTTGGTGCTTTACAAAGATTTTCAAATGCTCAAGGACAAAAATTTGTTAAGACAGCGCAAGCTAATTTGAAGGAGTTGCTAAAATGAATGATATGCTAAGCGAACTTATGCAAGCTTTAGCTAATGACTCTGATATTCTAGCAATTCAAAGAACAGGTGGGCTTAAAAGTTATTCAAGATATGAAAATTTATCTGAAAGCTCAACAAGTATAACAATTACTCCGACTGGTCCACCAGAACAAACAGCTATGAGTAGCAATGATTCACTAGCTAAACATTTTGTTTATCAGGTTAGCATAGAGGCAATTGACCGATTAACAGTAAAAAAATTACAGAATACAGTTGAAAATATTCTAAAAACAAAAGGATTCTTCCAGATGAATGGCGGACTAGATGAATATTTTAGCGATACAAAAAGATATGTTGATGCTCGGTTTTATGAAGGCAATAGCAATCTTTACGAAAATTATTGAAAATAAGGAGAATAAATAATGTCAGTACCTATTGGTTTTAAACGTTTAACAATTCGTATTAAAGACGGAAGCGATCCCGTTCTTAATACAAATAAATTTGTAATTGAAGGAAAAAAAGATAATGGTGGGATGGTTTCCGCTAAAGTCTCAGGATTAGCAGTTGATGCTGTAAAATCTTACTCTTCAAATAAAGTGTATGCTATTTCTGGAAAAGGGGTAGGTGATGGTAAGGTTGACTTTGACATCATGGACTTCCCTGAAAAAGTTAAAAACGCAGTACTTGGAATCGTAGCCTCTACTAATGGCGTATATAAAGCTACTGCAGACCGTACTTCTCCATACTGCTCGATTCTATTGGAAGATGTAACGCCTCAAGGTCATCCATATTTAATGGCATTTGTAGACGGAATGTTCTCTTCTGATGGTCTTGAGTTTAATACAGTACAAGGTAAACAAAGTGAACTTCCATCAGAAGCTATTAGCTTTGCTATTGGTTCTGATGACAACGGATTGTACTACTCTACCTTTGTAGGGACTGGAGCTTCTACTGATGCAGCTGGCATTGCAGAAATTGAAGCTGATGCTTTAATGGTAGCAGCACCTGCAGGAGGTGAGTAATAAATGACTAAGCTATCAATTACTCTTCGTGATAAAGACGGTGAGTTTACTGTTACTCAAGAACATGTTAGCGGTCAAAAGCTTCTTGATTATTGGGATATGGCAGTTGAAATTGAAAAAAACGTTGATAAGATGTCTATTTCAGACGTTTATAAAAAACGGATTAATTTCATCGCTGGTTTATTCGATAGTTCAAAGGTAACAGAAAAATCAATTTTGGCAAGTGTACCTGCTTGGGAATTGCAAAATTTCATTAAAGATGTTTTTGAAACAATTACTGGTTCAAAAGAAGTTACGGGTGACGAAAAAAAGGAACAATGACAGTCTCAGAAGCTCGTTCTGAATTTCTAGACTTTGTAAAAACGCTAGTATCGACTGGTTCATATACTTTGGCAGATATCCTTAGTAATGATTTTTCTACAGTTGTTTCTGTGGTTGGTGCAAAAATTATATCAAATGATGGTAGCGTAGATGAGCCTAAGCAAGAAAAAGTATTATCGCTTTGGGAATTTGGGCAGTCATTAAAATAAAAATAGCTCTTATGAGCTGTTTTTTTAGTTTTATTTTAGGTAACGCTTGCAATACATTATTTTAAAAGAGTATAATGAATTATAAAAATAAGGAGAAAATCATGAAAGAAGAACAAAACAAACCTTTTTATAGATTACTGTGGTTTTGGGTTTCCATGTGTAGTATATTTGTTGCAATTATATGTTTAGTAGTAGTTTCTGCAGTTACATCTAAAAATGCCGTTTCTAGTAAAAAAATAGCTTCATTGAGCAAATCATATTCTAAGGAAGGATCATTTTACAAAAATTTCAATGAGTATATGAGAAACAATGTTCCAAATTATGATTCATATGTAAGTGGGTATCTTGGATATGGTTCTTCAAATAGTACTATAGAGTCATCTACAGCTAGTAGCACAGATTTCACAGAAAAATTTGGTAGTAGTCAATCATTTTCAAATGATGATACTAATATTGAAGTTAATGTATTGAGTGCCAATATTGATTCATCAGTAACGCTAAGCAGTGAAGCTGATAATGATTCGAAGCCACTAGTTGTTACTGTGAGTATAAAAAATATAGGAAAAGAAGCATTTAGCTTTAATACTCACGATTTTACAGTTTATGATTCGCAAGGTAGTGTATTAAATTTAGATTTAAATACATATGATAACGATATGCCGGATTCTGTGAATATCGGGCAAGTTGTTCAAGCGAAACTATATTATGATGCAAAAGATGATGGACCGTTTTCGGTGACGTTTGCAGATGGAACGTGGAAATAAATTAAAAGGGCCAATAGGTCTCTTTTTTTTACTATAAACAAAAACGCTACTTTTTAAGGGCGTTTTTTGTTTATCCTTGAATTAACGATAAAAAGTTCAAGGAGAAAGCAATGGCAGATACACCTTTAGGGAAAATGATAATTGAAATGGGCTTTGATGATTCCAGCTTTTCAAAAGGTATTACAGGCGTTAACAAGCAATTATCCGCCTTAAAAAATGATTTAAAAACTTCTCAAACATCATTTTCAACATTTGGTAAAGGTGTTGACGGAGTTAGAAGTCCGATGGAAGTTCTAACTAAATCCATTGAGACGCAAAAAAGACAATTAGATTTACTCAAAAAATCTTATGACGGTTCACTTGTTGATGGGAAAGCAAGCTCTAGTACTCAAAAATATGCGGCTGACATTTCAAGAGCAAGCGCTCAGATGGCTCAATTTAAATCACAGTTAAAGTTAGCAGCGATTGAGCAATATAAACAAACCTCTATCTTACCTAAAATGTCTTCAAGGCTAGGAAAAGTAAGCTCAGGTTTAAATTCAATTGCTTCAAAAGCTATGCCTGCTTCAATTGCTATAACTGCAACATTTGCGAAAGGAATTCAAGCAGCAACCAATTTCAACGGCAAGATGACTGAAATCCAAGCTTTATTATCAGATGGCACACCAGCAAATGTTCTTTCTAAGCAAATGGATACCTTATCAGATAAATCTAAACAATGGGCTAGACAATACGGTATCGATACCTCATCTATCAATGATGGTATGGAAGAAATGATTAAGCGTGGTTATGATTTCAACCAAACCGTTGGGGCAATGCCTGCGGTATTAGATGCCTCAAGAGCCTCAGGGGAAGATTTCGGAACAGTAATGTCTGCATCAACTGCTATTCTTGAACAGTTTGGTTTAAAGACTGAAGATACAGCATCCATGATGAAAAATACCCAACGGGTAACGGATAGTTTGACATTTGTAGCCAATAAAACATCTGCAGGATTTGAAGATATGGGTGTGGCAATGGAATATGTCGGACCCGTTGCTCACTCTTTAGGTATGAATGTTGAACAAACCGCTGCTGCAGTAGGATTGCTTTCAAATAATGGTATCGAAGGAGAAAAAGCTGGTACATCACTTCGTGGTGCTCTATCTCGATTGTTAAAACCTACTAAACAATCTTCGGCAGCTTTTGAAGAACTTGGCATTAATGTCGATGAGTGGAAAAAAGGAAATATCGGTTTACCTGATATGCTCGATACCATCAAAAAGTCTACAGAAGGTATGACTGATGCAGAAAAAAGCTCATTAGTTGCGAAAGCGTTTGGTACAGAAGCTCAAACAGGAATGAATATCTTGATTGACCAAGGTGGTAATGCATTACGCAACTTAACCAAAGAAACACAAAATGCGACTGGTTATACTAAAAAGCTCGCAGACCAAATGAACAATTCTGATAAGAATGCTTTTAATAAAGCTAAAGCGACTTTGGAAGTTTTATCAATTAATTTAGGTCAAAAACTCTTGCCTTCAATCGTGCCAATCGTTAAAGAAATAGATAATTTAGCTGGTTCATTCGAAAAGCTAAGTCCAGAAACACAACAATTCATCATCAAAATGGCAATAGCAGCGGCAGCTGTATATCCTACCACCAAAGCGTTAGAAAAAATGACAGATGCAACAAAAGGCGTAATTGATGGCTTAAAATATCTTGGTGCAAAAGGGGCAGGCAAACTTGCACTTAGAGGGATTGCTACAGAAGCGGGAGGAGCAACTGCTGCGATATCTGGGGGAGGGGGATTATCTGCTTCTCTTGGTGGAATATCCCCAATACTGGCTGGATTAAGCCCAGTGGCTGTAGGTGTTTTAGGTGTAGCTGGTCTAGCGGGGTTAATCATCGGCGTAAGCAAAGCTGTAGATGAAGCAAAAGATAGAGTTAAGTTCTTTGGCCAAGTTGAAGTTCCAAAAGAAACGGTAGATAAAATCGATAACTTTAGAGATAGGATTGACAAAGCCAAGGTAGCAATGGAAGAGTTCGGTACCGGAAGCCAAAATTCAGCTCAAAAAGTTAAAGATGCTATCAATTCACTTTCCGAAGGAACAAAAGGTGATATTGATAAATCAACTAAAGAACTTGAAGAAGCGATGAAGCGGACAGGATATACAGCAGAGCAAATTGCTGAAATGAAAAAAAGAGGTGAAAGTGCTAAGTCTGTTGTAGAAGCTGCAGCAAATGATATTTCTCAAGTTTATATCAATGCCAATAAACGTGATGAAAGTAATCGTGCATTAACCGTTGATGAACAGGCACGTATAAGCTCAAATATGCAAGTGATTTTTGAATCAGAAGCTGACGCACTTAAAATAACGGGTAATAAAAAGAATACTTTGATGAAAGCTCTTAATGGCGATTTCAATAATATGTCTAAAGCTCAAGCTCAACAAGTCATTAATGATATGAGAGGAATGAGAGAACAGGCTAATAAAGAGTATGATCAACAAAAAGCAGACCAGCAAAAACTGCTTGACGGTAAAATAATTACTCAGGATACTTATAACGAAAATATGGCTGCCGCAGAGCAAGAACGGGTTGATAAATTAAGAAAATACGGAACTGCAGTTGCCCAAGCTGAGGAAGTTTTAAGAGGTAATCTAAAACTAGGCGAAGCTGGATATGCACAATGGCGTACAAACGCAGAAAATGAAATACGGACATATACAGAAAATACAGGTATTGGGCTAGATGATCTCCTCGCAAAACTTGGCGATGTTAATAAGAAAACTGCCGATTCTGGTAATGTTTTAGCCAAGTATGCCGTAGGGATGTCAAACGACACTAAAAAAGCAAATGATGCTTGGAATACTATGATTTTTGACCCTAAAACAGGGGAAATTAAAACAAATATTCCAGAAGCAATCGCAGAAGCTCTCAAGGGTAAAGATGGTTGGGATAATATGCAGTTCATCTTGAAGAACGCTAATTTAACAACGAATGCCAGATTTACAGTCGCAGAAGCTTTAATTGCTAGTGGGCAATGGGACCAGCTTTCTCCTGAGCAAAAGAATTTGGTTGTCAATAATCAACAGGGATTGCTTGCTATAGCTGATAGTAGACAAAACATGAAAATTTGGAATGAAATGCCGGATTCTGTTAAGAAAATTCTTGGGGATAATAAAGATTTCTTACAAAACAAAGAAACGGCCCAACAAGCTTTAACTGGTTGGAATACACTTCCTGCTCAAACTAAAAAATTATTGGGGAATGATACAGACTTTTTGAGTAAAAAAGGAAACGCAGCTCAAGCATTGAATACGTGGAACTCTATGCCAGAAAATGTTAAAAAGCTTCTTGGTAACGATAAAGATTTCCAAAACAAAAAAGGGGCAGCCGCAAGTGCTTTAAAAGCCTGGGATGCCATGCCAGAAAACGTTAAGAAAATGTTCGCAAACAATGCGGATGTATTGAGTAAGAAAAAAGGCGCGGCCGATGCGATTACTCAATGGAATTCATTATCTCCTAAACAGCAAAAACTTCTTGCTCAAAATCTTACAGGAGATGGAGTCTCCCAAGCTCAAAGAGCTATTGATAGCCTTCCTAAAGAGAAGAATACAACTTTAACTACCACTCATAAAAATATTTTTCAAGAAATATATGAAAAAATAACCAAACATGCAACGGGTACTAATTACCACCAAGGCGGACTCGCAATGGTTAATGATCAAAAAGGTTCGCTATATAAAGAATTGATTACTTTGCCAACAGGCCAAAGCTTCATTCCCGAAGGTCGAGATGTCGTTTTAAACTTACCTAAGGGTTCAAGTGTTTTGAAAGCTAGCAAAACAGCTCAATTAATTCCGAAATATGCCAAAGGTACAGGCGGAATTCCGGCTGATGCGAAGATATTTAGAGATATGAGAGCAGTACAACAACAGTTAGTAGTTAATACTCCAGTTGTTGACAATACTGGACTGTTGAGTGCTATTTTAAAAGCTATTCTAGACAGTGGTACTAATAATGATGTTATTAAAGCAATTCAATCTTTAGCAAATCGGCCATCAGTTTCTATTTTTGATAAAAAGGATGCTGCTAAAACACTAACAAAATTAATTTCTGAGAATCAAGAGAAAGATACTCTTATTCAAACTTTGATTGGAGGTCATAATCCGTGAATAAAACAATGAAAATAACACTTGACGGAATTGACATATCAAAATTGTTTTATTTTGTTACAAATATCAAAAGAAATATTGGTTCAAATTGGGTTAATACAACTAGTCCTAGACTTCAAGGTGCAGAGTTTCTTTATAATGCTTTAGGTTCAAAAACAATTTCATTCGATTATATTATTGATGGTGTATTTTTTGAGGAAATAAATGCAAAAAAAGAATTACTTGCAAAATATCTAAATGTTAAGGAACCTGTTCCATTAATTTTTAACGATGAACCAAATAAAGTCTGGTACGTTGTACCTGATGGCGAACAATCTTTTGAGCAAACTACAGGAACAATTACTTTTTTGGTTCCAAGCGGCTACGCAGAATCAGTTGATACTAAAGTATTAAACAATGACAATTCAGGCGGTGAAAATGGAACCATCATAAACAATGCTGATAACTCAGTTTCGGTATTGATTAATAACAATGGAACCTTGCCTATCTATCCCACAATTAAAGTCACTCCAACATCTGAAACAGGCTATTTAGCCTTTGTTGGGCAAAACGGAATCCTTGAAATTGGTAATCCAGATGAAGCAGATACAACCACCGCTAAAAGTCAAAAGATAGTCTGTGATTTTAAAACTAAGTCTGATTTTGAAACTAACTTTGTTCCAGATACAAGCTGGACGACTTCATGGCCAACAAATCTTGAGGGTATGCCATTAAATAGTACCATCGCTTGGAAAGATGATGGGATTCGAATTGCAGCAATGGCGCAATCTTCGCTTTGGAACGCAGGAGTTTTAAGATATGAAGTACCTAAAGATGATTTGGGTAATTATGTTAAAGATTGGCATGCTAATTTCAATACGCTCTATATTCAAAAGAACCTTGAACAGTGTGGCAGATTCCAAATTCATTTTGCGGATGAAAACAAGCAACCTCTTGCTTGCTTTGAAATCTATAAAGGAGGTGTTGGTGAAAATGCAAGTTTGAACTTTTGGCTGATTGGTGGAGATAAAAAATTAAAACATTTCAAAAACCATACATTCTCAGCGACTACTGGAAAACCAGATAAAAACGGTGCTCCACTTTTTGCTGCAAGTCATGGCGGACAGGCCATTGTCAAACAAGGAAACAAGATTTCTTTCTACTGGCGAGCGATGGCTGAAACTTATCTCATGGATGGTGTGCCAGCATCTACCAAACTTGCTTATGTTTATGTCGTGATCGGGAAAAGACGATATTATCAAATGGTAGCAGATACAAGTCTTAGATCATTTAAACTCATGAATCTAAACAATGAGTACACTGTCGATATTCCTAATAAGTACCAACCAGAAGATGAAATAAAAGTTGATATGGAAAAATCAAAAATCACAGTTAATAACTTAGGGGCGAACTCAGACTATATCACGGGTTCAGAGTTCTTGTCAATTCCTCCAGGAGCAAGCCAAAGGCTAGATATTGTGTATTCAAACTTCACAACAAGCCCGCCTAAAGTTGAAATCGAGTGGAAGGAGCGAACCTTATAATGTTAATCTCAATTCATGACCACACTTTAAAACGAGTTGGTTTTCTCAGTAATGATGATTCAGAAACACCCGATTTTAAAGATGATAATTTTCATCGCTACTTAGCACAGGGAACCTCTACTTTTGACTTTACTGTAAACAAAATAAAAAATGGAGTGGTTCAAGATTATGTTCAACTGTTAAATGAACGAGCTTATTTCAGCTTTCAGTATGAGGGAGAAGACTTTCTTTTTGATTCTGTCATTGTCGAAGAAGATGATGACAAAATCACTTTCAATTGTCTAAGCCTAAACCTTGAAATGCGAAATGAAGAAGTGAAAGCCTTAAAAAATACAGTAAGCCATAACATTAAATGGTACTTTGACCAATTAGGCCTAATCAATTTTTCAAAAATCTCACTTGGTATTAATCAGGTTGAAAATGACACAAGGGTCATTAATTATGATTCGGAAGATACTAAACTTGCTCGTTTAATTTCAGTTATTCAAAATTTTGATGCCGAATTTGAATTTGTCACAAAATTAAAAAGAGATGGAACGCTTGATAATATCACACTCAATATTTATAAGAAAAATGATGGTGGCGATGTTCAAGGAGTGGGTCAAAATAGAAATGATGTGCTTTTATCCTTTGGCGAAAATGTAACGGGGGTTAATCGAAAAGTTGAAAAGTCTCAGATATTTAATTCACTTTATGTCACTGGGAAAGATGGGTTAAGTTGGAAAAATTCTGCTTGGTCAGTCACTAATTCAGAAGGGCAAGAAGAATTCTATAAAAGAGCTGGTGAAAGTTATGCTAAAGCTCCTTTGTCTGCTCAAATGTTTCCTTCACAACTTCAATCTTCGAGCGGTGACATATTTACCAATAAAAATGTAGCAACCGAATATACTACAGTCAATGCAATGTGGGGCTATGCTTTAAGTCAGTTGAAACAATATGCTTATCCATTAGTGACTTATGAAGTGACAGCCACAAGTAACTTGACTGTTTCAAGTACTGGAGATGGTATGCCTTTGCATATAGGAGATACAGTAAGAATTCAAGATAAGAATTTCATTGATTCTGACGGGAATGTTGGCTTGTTTTTGTCGGCTCGTGTGAGTGAATTAGAAATAAGTTTCACTAACCCTACAAGTAACAAAATTACGTTTTCGAATTATATCAAGCTTAAAAGTGAAGTGTCTGATGATCTAACTGCTAGAATGCAAGAAATTATCAATGCTAATACTCCTTACCGTCCTGACATCACTTCTACCAATGGCTTGCAATTTAAAAATGGAACGGGAACGACTACATTAGGCGCACATATCTATTTCGGTTCAGATGATAAAGAAACGACTGCGGATAGCTACGAATGGTCGAAAGACGGAACGGTTGTTGCGAACGCTCAGACTATCACAGTTGATGCCAGCGGAGTTGTGGATAAAGCAGTTTATAGCTTTAAAGCAACAGTTGGTGGAAAAGTAGTCGCAAGTCAGTCGGTGACTATTACCAATGTGGATGATGGAACGAATGGTCGCTCTGTTACAAACGTTTCTCAAAAATGGCGTTTGACAACGACTTCTACAGCACCAACGCAAGATTGGTCAGACGCAGGATGGCTTACTACTCAACCAACAACTACAGCTACCAATAAATACCTTTGGTCGATTACTCGAACAACATTTAATTTAGCACCACTCACGCAAGATGTTATTGAACAAAAAGCAGTTTATGGTGATAAAGGTGATAAGGGAGACCAAGGCGCCCAAGGTATTCAAGGTTTGCAAGGTCCTACTGGAACTCAAGGAGTTGCCGGTCCTAAAGGCGCTGATGGAAAAACGCAATATACACATATCGCTTACGCAAATAGTGCCGATGGTGTAACTGATTTTTCAACTTCTGATTCTAATCGTGCCTATATCGGGATGTACGTTGATTTTAGTATCAATGATTCAACCGCTCCGAGCGATTACTCATGGACGCTCGTTAAAGGAGCGGACGGAACGCAAGGGACACCAGGAAAACCTGGAGCTGACGGTAAGACACCATATTTTCACACAGCATGGTCTTACAGCGTAGATGGTACGAACAGATTCACGACCGTTTATCCGAATTTGAATTTGTGGAAAAACACAAAAACACAATCTTACACTTCTACTGGTACAGCTAGTAATACAAGTCCAGCTTTATATTATTTAGACACTGATGAAACAAAAATGGTTGGAAATCCGGTAAGGATAACTTATAACTATGCAATAACAAACTCTGTCGGAACTTGGAGTGGAACGATTCGCCCTACCTATCGTTTTGCTGGAACAAATTACTCAGTCAGCAATTCAAATTTATCGGGCAGTGTTTCACAATTGATTTCTAATGTGACAGCTGATAATGTCGTGAATAAAAACTACGCACTTAATGTTGTTGGTTTGCCGGCAGGAACAACAGTTACAATCACAAATCTAAAAGTAGAAATCGGCTCAACCGCCACTCCATACATGCCATCATCTACCGAAGCCACAACTGCTGACTGGCCGAGCTATATTGGTCAGTACACAGACTTTACGCAAGCTGACAGCACTAACCCATCGGACTACACTTGGAGTCGAATACGAGGTAATGATGGAGCAGATGGTCAGGATGGAAAAAACGGAACGAATGGCAAGGACGGTGACCCAGGTAAAATCGTTTCTGATACTGAGCCAACCACACGATTTAAAGGATTGACTTGGAAATATTCAGGCACTTCTAACCTTACAGCGAGTGATGGAACAATTATATTATCTGGCACCGAATATTATTGGTCGGGAACTAATTGGATATTAAGCGAAATAAATGCACATAATATCAACGGTGATAATCTAAGTGTTACAAACGGGAAGTTCACAGACGGAGTTATTGAAACGAGTTGGAAAAATGGAACCGTTGCTGGGAGCACGAATATTGAAAATGACCATTTAATAATTACCCGAACTGATTCCTCTGTTAACACAACAAATTCTATTGGTTTGGATAGCACCCAAGGACTTATCATGACTTACACGGATAATTCTACAGGACGAACAATATCAGTCGGTACGAATTTTCAAGGCATGTTCTTAACAGACAGCACGGGAATTTCTGCGAGTATCTCACCAGCCGGTGTCAAGTTGTCCTCCGATGTAAACTGGACTCAAATCGGAAATATCGGTGGACGTAGAGCTGAGTGGAAACGTGAAAATAATCGTGTCACAATGAATATCCACGGTGGTAACGGTGATGGGTTCCCTGTCATCACGAGCGGCGGAACGCTTTTGGGAATACTTCCAACAAACGCTAGACCCCCAAGCGATATTTCCATGCCTGCTACTGCTCAGGGAGCTGGTGCAACCGCTCAAATTTCCATTAATTCCACGGGAGAAGTGAGGTGTTATCGCTGGGGTGGAGATTCTGTTTATTTTGGTGCTTATATTTCGTACTATGTTGAATAAAGGAGAAACAATGAAAATACTAAAATCAAACATCTTGCAGTATGTAGGAGAGACTGGAACAGCTGATATTCCAACAGGAAATATTAAAGGAAATGTTAATGAAGATGGGTCTTTCAAATTGGAAGTAACTGTTTTTAACGCAAATGAATTTTTCAGCGAGGAAACTCAAAGAATTGAACTAACAGAATTTTTCAATCAAATTTTGGACAAATCCAAAGAAATAAGTAGTGGAGCAAGTAAAGAATAGAAAGCAGGGGTTATGGAATTAGAACAACTTGTGGAGCAACACGAGGATAAGCTCAAGCAACATGACAAAGAATTATCTCGACTTAATGATATGTCGGTTGAAATGCAAAAGCAAATGAATGACGGTCTGACTCGTGTGGATGAATCCAATCGCTTTTTAAGAGAACAGAATACTCGTCAATCTGAACAAAATGCTCAAATATTGCAAGCTGTTATCAAAGGCAACGAAAGCTCAGATGAACATCAGTTTCAGTTGAAGCTGCTTGATAAAACAAACTTTTGGAAACTAATTTTCGGAATTGGTGGAGCTTCGGCTGCCATATATACGATTATCATGGAAGTTATAAAATTAATTAAATAAAAGAGGAAAAATAAAATGGATCAAAATTTAATGACAATCTTTAGCGGCGTTTTAACTTTAGTAGGAACAGTAGTGTCTTACTTCATCTCACAGGCAGCTAAAAAGCATAGCAATGTAAAAAATATCGATGCTTTAGCTAAATTGGCAAATCAAGGAGTGACTTGGGCAGAAAAGAACTTCAACGAGAACCCTGAGAAGTTGTCTGAAGCTATTAACTATGTGACAGAAGAGGCTAAACGAATTAAAATCAAAACCAATCCCGCTCAGATTGAAGCTCAAATTGAAACATCATTGGCTCAATTGAAAAAGAATTTTACTTCTGACCCAGTTAAAACTATTAAAGAGGTTACTGAAAAAGCAGTTGAAGTTACTGGTCAAGTTGCTCAAGCAACGCAGAAAGCGGCTAACATTGGTTTTCCAATTATTGAAGAAATAGAAAAATCAGAACCAACAGAACAAGGAGAATGATATGAACGGAATTGACATTTCCAGCTATCAAGCAGAATTAAACGCTGGAATTGTTCCCTCAGATTTCGTCATTATAAAGGCCACAGAGGGAACTAACTATATAAATCCAACTTGGGAAGAGCAAGCTGTACAAGTGATTCAAACAAATAAGCTTCTAGGTTTCTACCATTTTGCCAGTGTAGGAAATCCAATCGCAGAAGCTGATTTCTTTATCAGCGTTGTTAAAAATTATATTGGTAAAGCGGTTCTTGTTTTAGACTTTGAAGCTGGGGCAATTAATGCATGGGGAAATGTTGGCGCCCGTCAATTTCTGAATCGAGTAAAAGAAAAAACTGGAATCAATCCGATGATTTACATGTCATCAGATGTTACTCGCCAGTTTAACTGGAGTACGATTTCAAACACTAACCCTTTATGGGTCGCGCAATATGCCTCTATGAACCCTACAGGTTATCAATCTGAACCGTGGACTGACGGAAAAGGGTACGGTGCTTGGAGTTCAGCAGCTATCCACCAGTATAGTTCAGCAGGTTCACTTGCTAATTGGAACGGTAATCTTGATATAAATCTTGCTTATATCAATGCTAATCAATGGAAATCATTAGCTGGAGGAAGCACTAGCAATTCAGTAATTACAGACAAAACAAATTTAAATAATACAATAGAATATGAGGAAGAAGAAATGTACTTTATCCAAACAGTCGATACAAAACGAATTTATATGATTAATGCTGGTATGTATTCATGGATTACAGACCCTGGAATGTGGACAAACTATCAAAAAGCATTCCCTAAAGCGCCAGTTATTCCACTATATCAAGCACAAATGGAAAAACTATATCGTAAAAATGTGTAA